CATCAGAGGTTGCTCTAAAACCCATCTTTTCAGCAATTTTCTTTTCAACATCATCCAATGTGTTGCTCGGTTCACCAAGATCAACATCACTGTAAAAACCTGCGACTTGTAGTCTACGTAACTCATTTTCTGTTTTACGCATCACATGTGTTACGCGTTCTGCTTGTTCTAAATTCATCGCCCCATAAGGCACGACTAAGTCCTCCGCTGGAACAAATACAGATACTTGTCTATCCAGATGTGGATCGAAATATACTTTTTTAAAAGCATTACCTGACATACCTAATCCCCAAAGCATACGTTCATGCTCAGGTCTAAACTCGTCCATTACATCAGTTAACTGATAGTTCATATCATCTTGAACACGAGCTGCTGAATCTTTTTTATCTTGCGTTTCTTTGCCTATAATCTGAGTTCGTACAGGACCCGCTGCTGGAAAAGAGGACATCATCGTTTCAGCTTGAAACTTAACAATTGCTTCAGATAAAAGTGGATGATACACACCACAAGCACCTTCCCAAGGTTCCGATCTTTCCTCGATCTTCATACCCAGCAGTTCTATGCCGTCAGTATATGTCGTTATCCAATCTTTTCTTGAAGCAATATCATCATCAAAATCAGCGAGCAGCTCTCCTGCCAGCATTTGAAGTTCGGAATCACTTAGATATTCAGCCAAGTTATCATTAAACGAATCATCCTCACGATCAGGCATTAGATCAATCTCGATTCCACCAATGCTCATAGTCACATCGTCTGGGTTTTCGATCTCAACCTCAAGGTCAGGTTCTGCTCCTGCTAAACTAGCTATGCCTTGTGGAGCAGGGTTCATACTTTTATCTATCATTTATGCGTCCTATTAAACTTTATAGTAAGTTCCAGTTAATAATTGCTCAGCTACTCGCTCTGCGCGTTCAGGTGTTTGTTTCGCCCATGAACTATCTAAGGCGTGTGCTTTTGCAGCTACCCAATCAGATCTTTCCAGCGCATTAAGCATTAGTTTAAATTTCATAACCCCATTAATACCTAATTGAAAACACATATTAATAACAGCATCTCTCCTAGCAGGGTCTAATTTAGTATTGGCTAACCAAACAAAATTAAGTTGTATAATAGTGTCTTCAATATCTCGGTCAAAAATAAGATCGCATATCTGATCGCTAATTATATCTGGGATGCGTCGACCATTAAACGCAGGTTTGACGTCAAGGTTATGACCAATACCAATCGTTTTGTGGCCTGCTGTACAAGTATAGGCTTTTAATCGCCTACCTTCTTCAAACTCTAATTGTTGTTTCAGATTCATTTGCAATTAAATACTTGTCTAGTTGGAGTAGAGTTCTCAGGAGTGCAATATAATTCCTTACCTTTTGTGGTGTTCTCTATCTTATCTTTAGCATGGCTTTCAGCGATAGTCTGATACTGCATGTTAATCGTAGAATCAAGACCCCCTTGAGCTAATGCACAAATATGATCGACAATATAACCCTTACGTCCATAAGGATACCCTTGTTGTATATCGAATTGGTGTTTAACGGCAGGGCTTCTACATGTAGATGCTTTTGCTTCTGCACCAACAAGTAAGCCTATAGCACCGACAATCAGACACATCAGCATGGCTTTAACTAAATTATAAGGCTCTAGGCTCATACTAATTCTGGTCTGTTTGATGCGTTAAGTTCATTAGTAACTACGTTACCAACCTGTTGAGCAACTTGTCCTAATACTGGGTTTTGCGCATACGTGTATGCAACACCTAACTCGATTAGAAGATTGATAATATTTTTAGCTATGGGCTCTATTAAGTCATCAAAAATAATATCAAGATCGGCCAATACTTTAGCTCGTTTATCTTTGCCAGTAGTGCTTGGCATTGCTGCATTAGTTCGTTCAATTTCACTAACAATTCTTGTAAATACATTCCCATGACCTATTAAGTCTACAAAAGTTGATATTGCTGCCGCTTCTATTTGACTACCGACTGACATATCACTACCTCTTTGCAATTGATTTTAAACATAATCCCAGTAGGATTAATTATAGTTTGTTCTGTTACACCACTATCGTATATAGGAAATACTGATGGGCTGCAAGTAAAATTTGTACAGGAAGTCATTAATACTCCGCACACCCCCACCAATAGTTTTATATAACACTTCATGCCTTAGTAGTAGCTAGCCTTTCTTCTATATGACCAAAGGTCGTCATCCATATCTTTATCTTTAGCAGAACTAATAAGCCCCCCAGAACGAAACCTAGATAATGCTAAACTGACAGCGTCAACAAAATCATCGTTACGACCAGAAGGAAATGACGCTACCTCATTAATAACCTCGTCCGCCCAACGTGTAGCAGGAGCCCATACTTTACCTGAGGCAAATATATCCGATATAGCGTTAAGCCTAGAAATTTTATCCTGTCCACGAGAGGGAGTAAACTCCTGCGCGGGTATGCCCATGCGTCTAAGCTCATATATAAGGGGTGCTCCAGATGCTTTTTTCTCTATTATTATCCCATCAGGCTGCCATTCTTCGTACATCTCTAGCGTTTTAATTTTTAAATCAGGAAACTCAAGCCTATCCCGCCATGCCTCCAATAAAATTAAGTTAGGCTGATCTCCATCTTCTGGGTTACTCCAAACCCCAAAGATAACAATGGCACTATAATCAGCACTTGTTTTCTTTTCAAACGCTGTATCCATGGACATAAGTACATAGTCACAGGGTGGAGGGTCTTTTTTAGGCCATTTTTGCCACCACTCACGTTTAATAATCGCTGTGACTTCCGATGTGGGTTGTTGTTGATACTGAGCTTGCCATTTACCTACTGGAATTTCAGCTTTGACAGCTTCTAGCTCTTCTATGCTCCAAAATTCAGGCCATAGCGGTCTACCACTTGGCATTATTGCAGGAAACTCCACCACTTCCCATTGATCCCCACCATTTTTAGCAGAATGATCTAATATTTGCCCCGTTAAATCCGCGAGACTCCATCGAGTCATAACGATAATTATAGCCCCCCCAGGTTGTAACCGCTGCCTTGGCCCTGACGAATACCAACTAAACACTTTATCGTAAATTTCAGGGTTATACTGCGCTATAACGGCATCGTTTTCAGAATGAGGGTCATCAATAATAAGCAAGTCAGCTCCTCGCCCCGTTACAGTACCCCCAACACCAGCAGCAAAATAATCCCCTTGGTGGTTAGTATTCCATCGTCCCGCCGCTTTGGAATCTGTGCGAAGTTTAACATCTGGAAAAATGCGTCTGTACTCATCAGAGTCTACTAAGTTACGCACCTTACGACCAAAGCCCTCAGCTAACTCTCCTGTATTACTTATCTGCATAACTTTTTTCTTAGGAAACTGCCCTAAAAACCACGCTGGAAGCAGGTAAGAAGCAAATTCAGATTTAGTGTTGTGCGTAGTTATATATCCTTTGCCCGCTAGAAACAGTCCATCTTCTCTACCAACTTTAATACACTGTACATCGCCTGTGGTGTTTAGCTTTTCAACCTGTATATAGCGCCCAAAAGCTGGGGGTGTTTTTAATGTACGCGCTTCTTTTCTGGGTAAATTAGCAATATCAGAAGCATAAAAAGATAGGCGGTGGGTCAACCCATAACTTTTATTATATATTTTGGCCTCTGTGGTCTGTAGGCTATTTTTAATCCCCAAGCTACATAGTAACTCTCGTACTTGAGTTATAAACGCTAAACTTTTTTGCGAGAAAAAGCATTGCCCTTTTTTAGTTACATTCCCATCGGAGTCCATCAACCCTTTTAACAAGTCTCTACGTTGCACAGGGTTCGCAGATAAATAGTCTGCTGGAATATGTTTGTTATTTAATACCCCTAAGTCCCTAAGTTTTGTTTTTAACCCTAGGGTACCAAATAAATATTTTGTTTTTTGATCTGTGGTTTTATATCCCCTACTATCAAACTCTGCACGAATGTAAACGGCATCTTTATCATGGCTTGTTATGTGCCCTTGTGCCGAAGCACCATCTCCTAACCAAACGCCCAATACATAGGGGTCTATAGGCAGGTCTTTCGTACTATGTGCCGCAATAGGCATTGTAGGAAGCATAGGTAGTCGCACCTTTGCCGTTAACTTTTCAGGTAGTATATGCGTTCCTCCCCCTCTACTCGCCTTTACTCTTACCCCTTGTTGGCGCAACCACAGTTGTTCAGTCGTGTAGTCTCTAAATACATCGGTGCCTCGCTTCATACGCACAGTCCATAAATGCTCCCCATCAACATCTAAACTATGTCCATCATCAGTAGTCACGCGATAAAGCTCTCTATTATGAAACACTTCAGATTTTCCTATAACCCGTGTGGGCGCTCCATCAGACCCAAATACTAAGTCCCCTACTTGAAGGTCTTTCATTATAGTCCACCCTTTAGGAGTAGGTATGGGTTCATCTACCCGCACTGCGTGTCTCGGCCCTAAGTTAATAATAACCCTTTTCTTCTCGCCACGAGCAACTGCTTCAAATAACTTAGCTATCCTTTTATGGTGCGCCCCGCTAATAAACTCAGGCCATACTGAATTTACAAAAGCCAAAAAGTCTACTTTAGAGTGTTCTCGTTCCTTTCGGGTATTCAGCTCCTGTATAACATTAAGCAACGCCGCTTTCTCTGCCATAGGTGCAGCAGCTATTAGGGCATCAAAATCTTCAGGAGTAAAGTCTTCAAGCACGGATAACTTCCCCTTCTATGTCCCTTTCATTACTTGAAGATTTATTTAAATAGCGCTGCATAGCCTGACGCAAGGTTTTTTCTAACTCGTCACTTGATTTGTGGGTAATGCTTAATTCTGTGCGTTCTACCATTAACCCAACGGTACTTGTCTTAGCTAGCGTATCTAAAGCAGGTTTGCTTATTTTTGGGTCGGGGTCATTTGCTTGCCCTACAAGCTTAGTAAGCACAAAGTTTTGCCATTGTCCTTGAGTAGTGGGCAGGTCAAAGTTGTACTGGCTAAAATGGGATTTTAAGTATTTTTCAGCAGCAAGAGAGGGTGCTGGTGTGGTTTTAGTTCCTGTCTGCACTGTTTGTTCAGCCCAAGTTTTATCTTCTTGAGTTGGGGTCAGTGGTATATCGTCAGGATGGTTTTGAGCTTGAAAGTTTATATCGGCAAAAACTTTTTGCGGATCAGCACTAGGCATCCCTAGTGGAACAGAGAAATCTTCAAAAAGATTATTTTTGCGTTTTGTCATGGTGTGC